ATGATACAGACGCTCGCTGATATTTATGCGCTACCAGATGATCATGAGATCAAGCAGGCCTTTCTGAATAAGGGGATTGGTAGCGCGTATGATGAGTTCTGCAATAGAGTGGAAGAGTTTCTGTTGCAGGGTGTTCAGTATTTGGAGAAGAATAAGCCTAAGTATAGGTATTTGGATGAAGATACCTTGACTTCCATACTTGTTTTTGGTCTTCAGCAGAGGGATTTTCAGGCGGATCATGATAATTATTGTAATGGACATTGTGATCTGGTTGTAAGGTCTGGTAACTATGAATGGTATGGCGAGGCGAAATTAGATAAAGGCCCGGGTTATGTTATGGAGGGTTTTCGCCAGTTATGTGATCGTTATGCCCCGGGGGGCCTACTACGAACCGAGGGGGGCTTATTGTATATACTGGAAAGCGTAATAAATCTAAAATATTAGATGTGTGGGTTAAGCGAATTGTTCGCGATTATGCAGATGTTAGCTCTGTAAATTTAAATGGTTTGTGTGAGGAAACGTTGACGGCTAGAACCAGCCATTTACATCCTGCGACTGGATTAGATTTTAAAGTACGTCATATTCCGGTATCTTTTTACTATAAGCCTACAGATAGGAGTGCTAGGAGTGCTAGGAGTGCTAGGAGTGCTAGGAGTGGAGGTGTTTAATGGCGGTATGAGTAAGCTCTTTAAGTTTTTGTTTTTGTTTTTGTATTGGTCGTAAGAAGTTTTGTAAATTTCATGTTATTTTGAATATCCCTTCTGACTATTTTATTTTTGTTTTTATTTGCTTGGCTCATAGGGTTGAAGTTGCTTGCGGCTGATCAGTAGTGTTTTTTTATTTGATTGCTTCTAGGCTTCCTATTACTTTGCAATCTATTTCCCAAAATATTTTGCGCCTTCTTAAAGTGCTGTTTCGCTCCTTTCTCTAAAAAGCTCTTCTGATATTTTTTTAGGCTTATTATTCGGAATGCTATCATTTGGCAAAGCTCTGGCTCCGCTTTCTTCTTAAGTACTCCGGTGTATCGTCCTTGTCAGCTTTCATTCTTGCCTTCCGTCCGTAGGGCATACCATCGCAGTGCTACTTTTCTAGTGATCGCTATCCCGCGTTTTGATTGGGCAAGTTTCGATTGGCTTCGTCATAGTCGGGGCTAGTTTGGCCGACTTCTGGGGCGATGGAACCGCTTGCAATCCATAACGCGTAGTTAGGGAAAATTTTTACTAAGACGTCGATTTCTTCCGTGCTCACGCGAATCGCGCCTTTGCTGACGCTTTTCCATCTCTCGTAATCGCCCCCGTGAAGGCTGACCTTTTTGGGGCCGATTTTCTTGATTAATAGTCTTGCTCTATCGGCTGACGTGTTCATATAGAAATTTATTCCAGGGAAATAGTTGCCCTGTCGTGGCTTTAGGGAAATAATTTCTCCAGGGTAATTATTTCTCTAGCCGCGTATGGCTAATGCCACGAATAGTGACGGAATGAGCATGGAACTGGAAGAGCTTAACCCCAGCGCCCTGATAGGGCCGCAACAGGATGTGGAGTCCATCGAACGGTGGGCGGAGCGTAACGGCATTAGTTACGGCACTGCCCGTGCCTGGGTTTACCGGGGTGTGCTGCCGTCCGTGAAGCTCGGAAAGCTGCGCATGGTGAATAGTGCGCTGTTGCGTACCTGGCTGCTGGAACAGGAGTGGTCGGCATGAGCCGCACCGATCCGCAATTCAAGCTCCGTATGCCTCCGGCCCTTCGCGCTCGGGTTGAACAGGCTGCCAAGGCCTCTATGCGTTCCCTGAATGCCGAACTGGTCTTCCGTATTGAGCAGAGCTTTGAAGGCGCTGAGGTAGCGCGCGTTCTGTCGAGCAACCCGATTAACGCGTTGCTGAGCTTCCTTGAGGGCTATCTGCTGCAAACGGCACAGCACCCTAGCGAACCCTTCGACCGCGCCCTGATGCTGATCGATGGCCTTATGGACGCCGGCTACCTCTCCCAGCCGGGAGAGTCCTATCTGACCGACCTGCGGGTTGAAGCTCTCGCCTGGGGCCGTGCTCGCCAAGATAAGGAGGAAGCTGACCATGACGTCTCCGAATTACTTGCGTCAAACCCACGCCCCGGACTGCGCTTGCTCTGTGTGCTGGTCCGCAAGGCAGGTCATCCCATTGCACTGCCCGTCGCCGTGTCCGGACTGCCGGCCCCCTGGGCTGCCTTATCTGGAAGATGGCCGCTGGCTCTGCCGTCCCCGTTCCTTCTGCGCGAAACACGATCCGTCCCGGCGTCCGCCGAAGTACTGGCACGTTGTGTACGACAGCGGGAAACCCACGCCCGGCGTTCGACTGCACAAACCTTTCGTCCTGGAGTGACTGCCTTATGAGACAGCCAACCGCACTGATTGCCTGCGAGTTCTCCGGACGTGTCCGCGATGCTCTGGCCCGGGTTGGTTTTTACGCCGTGAGCTGCGATCTGCTGCCTTCGGAAACCGAAGGGGAACACGTCCAGGGGGATGTCCTGGAAATGCTGGACTGGGGGTGGGATCTGCTGATTGCCCACCCGCCCTGCACTGACCTGGCTACCTCGGGTGCCCGCTGGTTTCCCGAGAAGATTGCTGACGGTCGTCAGGCACGTGCCCTGGAGTTCGTTCGTACCCTGCTGTCGGCGCCTATTCGATTCAAGGCACTGGAGAACCCCAAGTCTGTGATCTCCAGCCATATTCGCAAGCCGGACCAGATCATCCAGCCCTGGATGTTCGGACATGGCGAGCGCAAGGAAACGCACCTCTGGTTGCAGAACCTGCCGCTTCTGGAGCCGACCCGTATCGTCGATGGACGCTCTCCGGTTGTGCATTACATGGCGCCAGGCCCTGACCGCTGGAAGGACCGTAGCCGGACCTATATCGGTATCGCCGAGGCGATGGCCGAGCAGTGGGGCCGATATGTGATGCGGGCCTTGGCGGAACCAGAATCTGTGAGTTTTCACCCCGAGCAGCAGGACCTGCTGCGTGTCCTGGAGGGCTGACCCATGCTCGCTAACACCCTGAAAGCGCTGCTCCTGCTCTGCCTGATCCAGGCCGCCCGCACCGTGGCCGATCCGGTCAAGGGCCGCGCTCCCGGCTCGTCGGAACAGCTTCATCGTTCCGGCGAACGGAAGCACGGGCGGAGCGCACCCTTGAACGCTTCCCCCCCTGAAACAGCCTTCGCTGGGGAGTGTGGGGCAGCTTCTCCGCCCCGCGCTCCCGAGCCCTCGGCGGCAAGAGCGGGATGACAAGGGCAGAGCCCTTGGTGTTGCTCTGCGGGTTCCAAGGGGAAGCGTTCCCCTTGGCCGTCGGAGACGACGTTGCGATAGGGGTCGTTACCCGGATGGGCTGAGACGAACACCCGTGGTTGGCTTGGTTCGCTAGCGAATAGAGCCCGGCCCGAAGGGATCGCCCGACAAATCACTTTCACCCAACACCGCTGAATGAAGGCGAAACAGCCGAATTTGCAGCAGCGGGACAACTCACGCCGAAAAAGGCGAATTGAAGGAGAAACACCGATGAACATGTTTGCAACCCAAGGCGGCGTCGTCGAACTGTGGGTCACCAAGACCGACACCTACACCTCGACCAAGACCGGGGAAATCTACGCCTCGGTCCAATCCATCGCCCCGATCCCGGAAGGCGCCCGTGGCAACGCCAAGGGCTTCGAGATCAGCGAATACAACATCGAGCCGACCCTGCTGGACGCCATCGTCTTCGAAGGCCAGCCGGTGCTCTGCAAGTTCGCCAGCGTGGTCCGCCCGACCCAAGACCGTTTCGGCCGGATCACCAATACCCAGGTCCTTGTGGATCTGTTGGCTGTGGGCGGCAAGCCGATGGCGCCGACCGCCCAAGCCCCGGCCCGCCCGCAAGCACAGGCCCAAGCCCCGCGCCCGGCCCCGCAGCCCCAGGGCCAGGACAAACAAGACAAGTCCCCGGACGCCAAGGCGTAAGCCGTAGGAGGCCGCGATGCTCCGCTATCTCTCGCTGTTCGCGGTAGGTCTGGCCACCGGCTACGCCTGGGGCTGGATCGACGGCCTAGCGGCCTCCCTGGCTGTTTGAGGACTGCACGAATGGAAGGATCTGTATCGGTTCAAGTGTGCAAGACCTGGGTCCAGAACGCGGACGGCACGGTTGGCTGTACGCACCTTGAGTGGATACAGACCTACCTGCTGCCGCCTGAGGCAGAGGGCTATTTGACTCTGCTGATGGGTGGTTTCGACCCGTCGGCCTTCCGCCTCGGTTTCGCCGGGACCATCGGGCTGTTCGCCGTTGGTTTGGGGGCTGGCTTGATCATTTCCGCCATGCGCAAAGCGCGCAATTAATGAGGTTCCAATCATGGAAAAAATGAAAACTCTGTTCCGCAACGCCTCCATCGCCACCGTCGGCCTGGCCGTGGCTAACGTCTCCTTCGCCGAATCGCTGCTCGACGAAACCACCAAGGGGGTTCTGGCGCAAGCCAGCACTGATGGCGGGTCCGTGGCCAAGCTGGTGATCGCCGCCGTGGCGGTGCTGGTCGGCCTCGCCCTGGTCATCGGCGCGATGCGCAAGGCCTGACGTGATCTGGTCCCTGATGCTGGGCGCATTCATGGCGTCCGCGCTGCTGACGGGATTGAAAATCGGCCAGTATCAGTGACAGGAGGAGGGGCCGAAAGGCCCCTTTTTTATGCCTCGCTTCGTACTACTCATTTTCGCCCTGGTGCTCGCATCGGCGGCCCACGCGGACTTCTACCAATGGAAGATTTCCATCCCCGGAAATCCCACGGCCTTCTTTCCATCCTATACGGCGGCATGCCAGTACTACTTCGATAACACGTCGGCCAACTGGCTAAAGAAAGTCAACAAACTGAGCTACAAGGAAGTTCAGTGCAGTGTTTCGGGTACTGGTGGAATCACTTGGGAGACGAAGACTGCCATCTTGACCGGCGACAGTTGCCCGGAAGGCACGGACTTCAATAAAGAGATCGGCGAGTGCAAGGAAAACAAGTGCGAAATCCTGGCCGGCTCGCTCTACGAAAAATCCCATCAAGCGCCGATCTCCCGCTTCATCAATTACCTCGGCTGCGAGATCGCCGTCAGTTCGATTGACGGTTGTATCGGCCCCGCTGAGGGGCAAGCCGGCGCGACGTACTGCAAGGTCATCGGCTCGTTCACCGGTAACTGGTTCACCTCCAATGGCTCCTGTGCCTTCGGCTGCGACGTGGGCCCGGGTGACGGTCCGCCTCCGGGTGGGGACGGCGGCACCGGGGGCGATGGTGGCAGCAACCCGCCCGGCGGCGACGGTGGAAGCGATGGCGGCACCAAGCCCGGTGGTGGCGATGACGGCTCCAGTGGTGGCGGCGGCGGTGGGGGCGGTGGCGGTAACAACCCCTGTCAGGGCCATGTTGGCAGTGACTGCGGCACCACGCCCGGCGGTGACGGCAGTAGCGGCGGCGATGGCGACGGGTCCGGCTCCAGCGGCGGGACCGGTGGCGATGGCGGCGACGGCTCCGGCGGGGGTGGCCTGAAAGAGCCGAAGCAAGGCTCCTTCGACAAGACCATCAAGGAATACGACGACGCCATCGCCAAGGCGCAAAAGGACTTCCAGGAACTGCAAGGCAAGTTCGAAAGCGTCCTCGCTTCCAAGTTCGATATTCACCTAGGCACCGGCGGCGGCTCCCTGCCGTGTTGGGACTTTACCGCCCTCGGTCAGCGCTACGACGTCTGCCTCACCCAGTACGCCCAAGAACTCTCCGTCATCCGCTACGTGGTGCTGTTCATCGCCGCGATCCTGGCCGGATGGATCGTTTTCTATCGCTCCTGAGGAAACGCCATGGACATTCCCTTTCTCTCCGACATTCTCGCCTGGATGCAATCCCTCTGGGACTTCCTCTACAGCGGTGTCTATGACTTCGTCACCGACGCCTTTGTCCTGCTGACCAAGATGGCCATCAAGGGCTGGTTCGAGATGCAATTGTTCGTCGCGGAAATCGGCTACAAGGCGTTCCGCGAGGTCGTCGGCGGCATCGGTATCGGCTCGACCATCACGTCCTATTACTCGTCCCTGGACGGCGACCTGCGCTCGCTGCTGGCGTTCTTCGGCCTGCCGGACGCGGTGAACATGATCTTCGCCGCCATCGGCACGCGCTTCTCCATGTCCTTCATCCCCTTCATAGGTAAGTGACATGGCGATCAAGATTCATCACGGCCCGAACGGCTCCTACAAGACCTCCGGCGCGATCCAAGATGACTTGATCCCCGCGATCAAGAAAGGCCGCGTCATCATCACCAACGTGCGCGGCCTGACCCGCGAACGGATCTTCCAAGTGATGCCGGAGACGCCCTCCAGCTGCGACGTCATCAACCTCGACCTCGAGGACCTGGATGACATGGAAAAGATGCGCACCTGGTTCATGTGGGCGCCGCGTGGCGCGTTCATCATTTTCGACGAAACCCAGCTGATCTTTCTGAAGTCCTGGCGCGAAGCCGACCTCAAGCGCTTCGACTTCCCGGACGGCCCGGAAGCGGCCAAGGCAGCCGGGCGGCCCATGGGCTGGCTGGATGCCTGGACCCGGCACCGGCATTTCAACTGGGACATCATCCTCACCACGCCGAACATCGCCTATATCCGCGACGACATCCGCATGACGGCGGAAAAGGCCTATCTGCACTCCAACCTCGCCGTCATCGGCATTCGGGGCCGCTACAAGGAAAGCCAGCACTCGGCGCAGGACAACAAACCGCCGGCCCGCGACGTGATCGTCGAGATCAAGAAAATCCGCCAGGAGACCTTCGCCCTCTATGAATCGACAGCCACCAGCTCCGTCACCGACACCATCGCCGGCAAGAGCCTTTTTAGACAACCTAAGATTCTTCTATTCATGGCAATTCCGGCCCTTGCTATTGGGTCTGTGGTTTATGACGGCGGACCTCGTTTGCTCATGGGCGACCCTGTATCGCCGCCTGCTGCTGGAACTGCTGCGCCTGCTCAAGCCGGTCCTGCTGTGGGTGCTGCGCGTGCTGTTGGTGCGGCTGGTCCTGATGCTGCTGATGATGTACCTGGGCACGCAGGCGTTCCGGGCGCTTCTCCTGTAGGCCATCCCTTCGCCGGCCGCGACTTCATCGTCAAGGCAACCCTGCTGTCCGCCTCCGGGCGCCGCACCTATCTGTTCGCCGTCCGGGGCCAGGACGGCAGCGAATTCACTCTCACCGATCGCGACCTGACCGACACCGGCTATGCCGTGGTGCCGCGGGGCAACTGCGCCGCGGAACTGAGCTTCAAGGGCGGTTGGTCCGGCTATGCCGCCTGCGCCGGGCGTAGCGCCTTGGGCAATGCGCCGCCGGCTCAGACCGCCGCGCCGAACGTGCCGCCCGCCGCCGCGAACAGCGCCTCCGTACGGGTGACGGTGGTTCCCGATACCAGCCGCTTGCCGCGCTCGATCAACTGAGGGGGAGCCGATGAACTGGACAAGCTATTTCGCCGCCCTGGGGCTGGCATTCCTGGCCTATCTGGCGGGCTTTTTCTTCGCGGTGGCGGTGACGCCGACGGGGCCGGTATGGCCGCTGTAGCCGGCCTGGCCGGGGCGCGCGCGAACGGCTCGTCTCGGAGTGAGCAAGCGCCACGGCGGGGCCGGCTGACGCCCCTGTAACACGTCAGATAAGCCACCTATTGCGGTTTCAATTCGTACCAATTTGGATCGTTAAAGATGAAGAAAATCAGCCATCAAATTCGCGTCAGTATCGAGTCGGACGGTCAGGTCTTGGAAAGCCCGAAAGGGCGGTTGTTCTTCGACGACACCACGGCTCAATTCACCGATCTGTCAGGCGTGCGCATTCTGCGTTGCGGCGTGGATACGGTGCGGCAGTTGTACAACGGCAAGCTCCGGCCGGAAGTCATGGCGCTGTTTGACCTGTCGGTGGATGTGGTCGAGTTCGCCGGCTACGAATGGTCCAAGGGCCGTATCGGTCGCGACTCCGGCTATCAGTACCGCCTGCAGAACGCTGAAATGGGTCTGATCCTGCTAATCAAGAATCACAACATCAAGGTCGACACCATTGGCTCGCACCTCAAGATCGAGGTATCGCCTCACGCCCTCGATGGCGCCGATCCGCGCATCCTCCAGGGCGTGCTGGATGATTTGGCCGCTGCCGTGCTGAGTCACTGCGAAACCAACCAAGCCGCTGTGCATATCGCCCTGGACGTACAAGGCTGGAAACCGCCTCGCGATCTGGTGGATCGCATGCATTGTCGCTCGCGTCGGGTGCGCCAGATCAGCGGGATCGAGCGGATCGAGTTCGACGGCAACGCCTCGGTCTACGGGCGTGGCGAGACGTACATGTTCGGCTCGGCCAACGGTCTGCAACTGTCGATCTATAACAAGACCCTCCAGGCTCGGGCCACCGACAAGCTCGACTATTGGGAAAGCGTGTGGGCAACCCTGAACGGGGATCCGTTCGGCGATGGCGACCCGGCCTATAACCCCCTGGAAACGGTCTGGCGGCTCGAATTCCGCTTCCATCACTCCATCGTCCAGCAGTTCTCCGAAGGCTCGCGTATGGCCTCGGGGGAGGTCATTGGCTGCCGCACCTATGAGGGCCTCTGCCCGCATCTGCAAGGACTGTGGAACTACGCCTGCGAAAGCTTCAAGCTGCTGAGCCGGACGGCGGTCTACGATCCGTTCTGGAGCCTGATCAGCCAGGACGCCCGTGTCCAAGTCGAGTGCGATCCGCTGATCGAGCGCACCGAGTATCGGCGCTACTACAAGACCGCCAAGGGCTTCAGCGGGCGCAACTGCGAGATGTTCCTTGGCCAGTTCGTGAGCCTGATCGCGCGGGAGCGTGTCCCGGCAAAAAAGGCTATTGAGTCCGCCCGCAAATTGGAGTTCTGGCACGTTATCGAAGACCACTATCTCGCCAAGGGTTGGACTCGTCGCGATCTGGAAAGGCACATACACAAGCTGATGTGTGATCGGTATCTGCGGCGGGGGTATGCCGTCTAATGTCGATCACCAAGCTCCCCGATGGCCGTTGGTTCGTCGATGTAGAACCGATCAAGGGCAAGCGCTTTCGCAAGCGGTTCAAGACCAAGATGGAGGCGCAGCAATTCGAGGCCACCGCGCGTCAGAAGTGTGCGGAAAATCCCTGCTGGACGCTCAGGCCGAAGGACCGTCGGCGTCTCTCGGAGTTGGTCGAACTCTGGTATGAACTGCACGGCCAGACCCTGAGCAACGGGCATCGTTGCGTGGCGATTCTGCGGTTGGTGGCAAAGGACCTGGGCGACCCGGTCGCTGTCTCCCTGGAGCCTGCGAAAGTGGCTCGGTTGCGTAGCCGACAGATAGCCAATGGCATGTCGGGCAAGACCGCGAACAACCGTCTTGGCTACCTCAAGTCCATGTACAACGAATTGCGCCAACTCGGCGTCATTGACTATGAGAATCCGGTAGGGCGCATGCGGCCGCTCAAGCTTCAGGAAAGACCGCTGTCGTACCTGACCAAGCATCAGGTGTCCGAACTGCTTACGGCCCTGGATGCGCGCACCACGTCGCCACATCCGAAGATGGTCGCTCGTATCTGCCTCGCGACAGGGGCTCGATGGGGTGAGGCTCAGGCGCTGACGCCGGAACGTCTGAAAGGTAATACGGTGATCTTCGCCAACACTAAGTCCAAGCGTGTGCGCTCGGTGCCGATCTCGGAAGAATTGGGCGCCGACCTTCGCCGGCATTGGCAGACCCACGGGCCGTTCACGAACTGCCTTGGCGTGTTCCGCCTGGTGCTGCTGTCGACCTCCATCAAGCTGCCGAAGGGGCAGGCCAGCCACGTACTGCGCCACACGTTCGCCAGTCACTTCATCATGAACGGCGGGCACATCGTGACGTTGCAGCACATCCTGGGGCACGCCTCGTTATCGATGACGATGCGATATGCGCATCTATCGGAAGAGCATCTATCCGAAGCTGTGAAATTGAATCCGCTTAACGTTATCCGTGTTGGGTA